CAAGCAATCGGTGACTAAGGCCACTGAAGCATTGGATGCCATCTCTCCGAACATCAAAAATGTTTCCGGACTGGAAAACAAGATTCAGGTTGTTGCTGCTGTTATCAACATGGTTCCGAAGGGTGTTCCTGCTGGCAACGCTTTGCCGAAGGAAGACAAGGTGGACGATTTCTCTGAAACCGCAAAGGATCCAGTGAATGATTTCGTAAAAGAACGCTAACCTCTAAACTTTTTCTTTATGGATTTTAAAACTCCTATTGACATTGAAGCGGTCATTGGTGCAGTCAAAAAGCACAAAGACCTCCTGGTTACGCTGAGAACTGAAGCAGCTGGAGATATCCTTCAGCATTTTACAGCGATATCTGGTGTTAAGGACTCAATCACGTTGGGTCGTACTACTTTGGGTAAGATTTCCCACAAGTACACAGGCAAGTTCATTGGTCAGGTTTCCAATGGTAAAGTCGTTCCTCGTACACTCAAGGTCTATCCTTGTGTGATGGAAATGTCCGACGAGCCGGAACGTTACCGCCGTACTTACATCACCGAAGTAGATGGTGGCTTGGATCCGAACAAGCATCCGTTCGAAATTTGGATCATCAACTACGGCATCAAGTGTGCTTCAAAGGAATTGCACGATGTATTGTTGGTGGCCAAGTATGACGCAGACACTCAAAAGACTGGTCTGGATACAGCCTTTGACGGTCTCTTCGCTATCGTTGAATCAGAAAAGACAGCAGGGGCGATTTCTGCAGACAACGGTAATATGCACGCAACCGGCGTGATGACTCGTGCAGACATCGGTGAAAAGCTCCTTGCTATGTGGCGCAAGATGCCGCAAACCTTCCGCAAGGCCGGTGGAAAGATGTATATGTCTGAAGACCTCGCTCAGTTGTATGACGACTGGTTGGATGACCAAGGTACATTGGTGACTGGTACAGGTGCTGAAACTGCAGGTCAGAAGTTCTTGCGTCAGACTAACGGCAAATGTGAAATCGTCCGTCTCTCTGGTATGCCTGAAGGTTCTCAGTTCGTAATGATTACTACTAAAGAAAACGCAGTGTATGGCTATGATGCTCCAAGCGATTTTAGCAGCATGCGTCCTTTCAATGCTGGTAATCCATATCTCTTCACTGCGGCGGGTAAGTACGTGTTCGGTTGGCAGTTCGTCACTCTCGACAAGTCAGAGTTCTTGTGTAACGACCAACCTGTTACTCCGGCAGCTGGTTAACTAACCCTTAAAACTGTTAGCTATGAGTAAGAATTGTGTGGAATTAGCAAATATCGACGAAGCCATTGCATGTGTGGACCTCGATAACTTGGCAGGTACCATCCAGGAATTGATTTACTTCTACTGGAATGATGTAGCCACTTGGCCGGATTTGCCGGCTCCTGCATCCGAAGACGGAACCATGACATTTGCTGAAGCAGGTGCATGGGAGGGTGACGTGGTTATGAAAGCAGGTACTTGTGCCCATAAGCTTGTGTTCACTGATGACAGCGGTGAACTGACCATCACTGACCAGGGCGAAACTGGTGGTGAATCTTGTTTGTATGAATTGAACATCACTCGTGCAAAAATGTCGCAAGTGATCTTCGGTTTCGAAAATGCCACTCGTGGCCGTCGTCTGGGCTTGATTGTCACAGACAAGAACGGTCAGCGTTATCTCTTGGGTGACAAACTCAATGCTGCGCGTCGTGTAGCTGCTGATGCTTCGACTACCGGTAAAGTCGGTACCGACTTGAATAAGGTGCCAATGAAGTTCACTTATCAATGTCCGCGTAAACTCATGTACACGGGTGATGTAGAAAACATCCTCAAGGTAGCTGGGGCTGCGCAAGGTTAAGACAATCGTGTAACTCTAATCATATGAATGAAGGGGTGTTCTACGGGAGTAGGAGACCCCTTTTGTTGTGTCCGATTTTCGCACTTTTATCCGCACTATATTTGTATTGTTCTTATTCAATACGTTTTTATGACAAACAACTTTATCAAACATCGCCAAGCAGCCATCGATTGGCTGAATGGCAAACGGGACTTTGATGCAGGTATCAAGGTACTCGAAGAATCGAAATTCAAACCAGGTGTTGTGGCTAAGCTCAAACGGGTGGGGGTGAATGGACCCGAGGCCAAGGCTCGTTTGGTGTACCTCATGCGTTCGTTGGTGCAAGCTTGGGCGATGCCTGAAGATGAAGCAGCGGACAATACTGATCCGGCTACAGGTGTCGATGCCAATGAAGAAATGGCCATTCACACCGACTCTTCCGATGCCTATATCAATATGGCCATCGAGAAGTTGACCGTTGACCCTGAAGCATTCCCTAAACGAATTGCTTCAGTGATCCGTGAATATGCTGATGCCTACAAGCGTCGTGATATATTGCACAAGCAATTGGCCGATTTGCCGGAGGACAATGGCGAAGAAACCGTTGCTAAACGAAAGGAGTTGTCGGATGAGATTCAGGCTAAGACCGAATTGATGGAGCGCATGTATCCGCTTTATGAGAAGTTCTTGTCTCTCAATGAAGACATCACAGAAGAAGACATTCAATCCTTAGAACACTCTACTGATGACACCGAAAGCACTGATGAAAAAGATTCATCTGGATCTGAATCCGGAACTGGTAATCTTGATGGAAGAACAAAAGAAGAACTCCAAAAGTTCCGTAAATCTGTGGCCACAAAGATTGGTCGCGCTAAGAATATGCTCGAATACCAACAAGAGACGAAGGCAGAATCACCAAATCCGATGCCGGAATCTCCCAAGAGAGTTAAATATGAGACCAAAATTGCCAATTTGAGCAGAGAATTGGAGCAGATTGATTATGCCATTGCTAAGCTCGGTTGATTCTTGGTATGCTTGTAGATTTCCATGATATAGATTTTAAGGTTAACGATGAACCGGCGGCCATCCCATCAGTGAAGGGGGTGGCTCGCCTTGATGTTGGGCAGAACGCTGATAACGACATCGTGGTACCGCTCCTTAGTCATCCTTCCGCTTTAGGCAAAATACACATGGGGCAGGACAAGCATTTCTATTCCAATGGTTCTTTCAACCTTGTGCAGCTCGTTCTCTATCTGCTCAAGCAGACAGGCCCGGCTCATGTGTTTATCTCCAGTTATTCGATTGCGGAGGATTCATTGGCGACACTGAAACGGTTGCAAGAAAAAGGCGATATTTGGGATATCTCTTTTCTCATCGACAATCGGGTTAGGTCAATCTCTCCCAAACCGTTCGATTACCTGGTTACTGCTTTCCCGGATAGATACAGGTGTTGCGCTTTACATGCTAAGGTGGCACTGATTTGGAATGATAATTGGAATCTGTCTGTCGTAGGCAGCCAGAACGCAACCCACAATCCAAAGCTTGAGAGAGGTATTATCCATACTTCACAGGATATTTTTTACTTTGACTTTAAAACCTTGACACATGAATTTGAACGAGGAACAACTTGAGACGATTCATAAGGCTGGTGCCTTGTTACTCCCTCCGTCGTTGGTGGCCATCAACTTGGAAGTGGATGAACTGGATTTCTTGAACGAAGTCCGGAATCGTCAATCACCCATTCACAAGGCATATTATTCAGGGTATTTGGAGCAGCTGTCGGAAACAAGGGCAGCCATAATCAAATCGGCTCGCAATGGTAGTAATCCGGCACAATTGGAGGTGCTGAAGTTTATTCAAGAAATAACCCGTCAGTTGAAATATGAGTAAAAAAGGATTGCCCTCATTAGCCGAACAACGCTATGAATTGATACAGCAGCACATCATCGACCCCGAGAACTCGCCACTTCCAGCAGAGCTGAAAGAACAGTTCAGTCGAGTGTTGCAGGTGGCACGCTTGATGGATGACTACCCGAATGAATCACACATCATCAACATCATGCTGGCCAAGTATCGTGTATCCACTACGCAGATCCGAAAGGATATAGGATTGGCTCGTGAGTTGTTCAAGACAAATCACACCTTCGATTGGGATTTCTGGCACGCATGGCAGATTAAGGACCAGTTGGAATTGATTCGTGAATGTAAGCTCAGGGGTGACCTCAAGCAGTGGAATAATGCCAAGAAGACATTGGCTATTCTTATCGGCGAAAAACCGGAAGCTGTTGAAGATCCTCGTCGCATGGAGAAGAATGTCTTCTACATTCAAGTCAACAACGGTACGGGTGATAAATTGAATATCAACCTCGATACGTTGCGTTCTCTCTCGCACCAGGACCGAAAAGAAATCATCGACACCTTGTATCAGCCTATTGATGATGTACAGGCTGAAGATATTATGAACTCTTAAACAAATGACTATGAACCCAAGATTAACAAACAAAAAACTCGTGAAGGCTCTGATGGATACTAAGGGGATTGATATGATTTCAATCACCAGTGCGACGATTGTTGTGCAGGTTTCGGAGAAGTTTACTCCGAAAATGGCAGAAGAATTGTCCAAGCAGCTTGGGCATATAAATGATGTCAAGGCTGCTACCCGAGATGGAGTCAATTATATGATTTTCCCTCGATTCTGATGGAGCATAACGTTTGGGAAGAAGAAATTGTGCTGAATCCGGCACAGATGGCATACATGCTGATGCAAGCGAAGAATAAGTATGTCATTTATTCACGCGGTACCGGGAAGTCCTTTATTGTCGGTGCCGAAGTGGATGAGAACGTGCGTCTCATGCCGCGTGGAGTGACAACTCTTGCCCAAGCCACCTATGGACAGGCATTGACCAAGACATTGCCTTCCACTTTCAAATTACTGGAGCAATTGGGGTATAAACGATACGATACCAAGACACGCACTGGCGACTATGTGGTGTGCAGGACTCCGCCTGAGGGTTGGTATCGCCCGTATGAGCATCTGATGAGCTACGAACATTGCATCACCTTCAGCAATGGCCATGTACTTTATATCCTTACTCAAGATGGTAATTCCCGTGGTCCAAATGCCGATTTTAACATCACCGATGAAGCCTTGACATTGGATAAGGAGCAGTTCGACCAAGAAGTTGCACCGACCAATCGAGGCAATGAACATATCTTCGGACGCAAAAGCAAGACACCGCTGTTCAAACATCACGGCAATGCCTTCTTTTCCTCCATGCCCTACGAACCTGAACAGAAATGGTTGCTTGAACCTGCCAAGTATTACGAAGACGAGCGTGATATCCACCTCTTTGATGTGTGGAACCGCATCGTTAAGTTGCAGTTGCAGCTCATCGATGCGAAGCTGGACAATGATGTGCAGCTCTTCAAAGAGATTTGGAATGAAACCATTCGATTGCGTCGCTCGATCACGCCTTTCGTCTCTCAAGATGGTACACTCTTTATCCTGGCATCAATCTTTGACAATCTGGCGAATGTCGGCTTGTCCTACATCATGAATCAGTACAAGGTGATGGATAAGCTGACATTCATGATTGAAATATTGAACTTCATCGTGGATAAGATTGACCATTGTTATTACAACCTTGATGAGCGGCACAAGTATTACAAGGCTACCAATGACAGCTTTATCCGTGACTTTGCGGAGAACATCGATTGGGACTGGAAGCAGTTGGCTGATACGGATAGCCGGATGGATGCGGATTGCAACCCCAACCAAGCGATAGAAGTGTCGTTTGACTGGGGTTCCAATGCCTCCTTCCTTGAGGTGGCTCAATGTGGCCACTTTGATTTCGTGACCAAAACTTTATATAAGAACCGGTTGGTGGATAATACCATCAACGAGTTCTTCGTTCGAAATGATGATCTGGATGATACCGTAGTCAATGTGTTGGTGGATAGGTTCTGCCATTATTATAGGTATCATCCGCATAAGACCGTGCATTATTATCGTGACCGATATGGCGATATCCGTCATGCTAATTCCAAGAAGACCTACAATGAATCAGCCATCGAGCGTTTGCAGCGCCATGGCTGGACTGTCGTGCAATATACACATCGAGGCATAGAACCGCCACAGCATGATAAATATCTGTTGTGGTCATCCATTACTGCGGAGACCGACGAACGATATCCGCTCAAGCGATTCAATGCTTCGAAGTGTAAGTACATCCTTATTTCAATGAATAATACCAGAGTTCGCACCAACTCATCGGGCAAATGGGAGAAGGACAAGCGTAGCGAGCGCAATGATTCTATCCTTCCTGAAGAAGCTACACACTTCGGGGATTGTGTCGATAAGCGTGTGTGGACAAAGTATGGTGACATTCTCACCAAGCGTACTTTCTTCGTAGATGCTCGCATCTGATTCCGCACTCGATTGGGTGCGGATTTGGGTTTAGGACTGCCTCGATGGGGGGGGTAGGACTGCCTCATATTTCCTATTTTGGTGCGGAGTCGGGCGAGGTCGAGTTTAGGGCGCGTTAGGCTCAACTCCGTAAGTTTTCTTTGTAGCGACAAAGAAACAAAACTCATCTCGTTGATTTCCATCGAATTGCGGTTTTAGTAACTTTCGTTAACAATCACATTCTCCCTCGTCGTTTCCGCTGCTTTTGCGCTGTATAACTCCGTTGTATAGCACAAAAGCGAATCCGGAAACGACGAGTTTTTTATACCCCTTACAGGGAGAGAGGTTTCAATGTTTGGTAGGGAAGTAAACTTCCTTACCTAAACATTTTTCCCGTTCCTTGCTCTACTTCTCTGCTCTTCGCCCATTGTTCGATTCCCTCTCGCATCCGATGTTCCGCTTTTGACGGCTGCAAAGGTATATGTTCCGCTCCAGCTGTCAAGAACAGGCGATGTCCGCTTAAAAAATCTCCACCCGTTGGGTCGTATTCTGTGCCGTTGGTTTTAGGCGGATTCTTGTCGTGCTCTCTCCGAACACCTTTTGAAGCAGCGTAAAAAGGCGAAACATACCCGGACGCGATAGTGACGGAATTAAAAAAAAGCTCAGAGCAGGTAGAGCAAGATTTGAAAAGGCTCACACCCCTCGGCTTCAAGTTCAAGAATCAAATTTCAAAATCTACGATTATGGCACAGCAAATCAATGAACAATTCAAAGCGCAGTGGGAGAAACCGATGTTTTCATTCTACGATTATTTACCGACTAAGTATGAAGCGAGCAAAGCAGAGTGGAAAGTTAGAAAGTTGATATGGGATTTCAAGGACGGCAAGCGCAGCGCAAAAGTCGCTCAATTGGTAGCAAAGCAGATACGCAAGCAGTTCGGCAGTACTTGCGATTCACTTACTTTTGTATGTATTCCTGCAAGCACACCCGAAGCGAATGCCTTGAGATACGAAGAATTTGCCGAAGAGGTTTGTCGTTTGACAGGAGCACAGAACGCATACGCTCATATCCGTGTAGAGGGTGAACGCCTCGCCATTCACGAAACGAAATGCGGAAAATCTATCACATCCGCTCATTTCATCGATATGGACAAAGAGTTTTTCAACGGCAAACGAGTAGTCATTTTTGACGATGTAATCACACGAGGTTTCAGTTATGCCCGTTTCGCTTGCGAATTGGAGTATTTCGGTGCGGAAGTGTTGGGAGGTTATTTCTTGGGTAGAACATTAAATCTCTGATATTATGACTTTGTTTGAACTACATGAAGACTACAGAACCGCAGCAAACGAAGCGCTGCAAGTCCTTGGATTGAATCGGGAAGACATCGACACCGCAACCAATTACCACGAACTTTTTGCAAACCTCACTCCAGCAAAAAAACGTCTGGCACTTGCAGCCATAGAAACGTATAAGATGTTCAGTTACCGAGAACGAAAGGAGCAGATATTTTGCAGTAAGGATATTTTCGAGGTGATGAAACCTTGTCTAACAGATTTGGCAGTTGAGGAATGTTGGGTCGTGTTACTGAATCAAGCGAGCCGAATGATAAAGAAAGTCCGTATTTCGATAGGAGGTATAAGCAACACCGCCGTAGATGTTCGGGTGATACTCAAAGAAGCGATAACGGCATCCGCTTCGGCTTTTGCTTTGGTGCATAACCATCCGAGCGGAAACACAAGACCGAGCCGGGAAGATGACCTCTTGACTAAACAAGTGAATGCCGCATCGGATTTTATGAATATCCGTTTGATTGACCATTTGATTTTTGCGAATGACAATTTCTATAGTTATGCCGATGAAGGACGTTTGTAAGGGAGTGGGCGAAAGGGTCGCCCATTCCGCTGTTTTCACAAGCGAAAACAGCGGAATGGGACCCATTTTAAGAGGAATATTGAGAATTTTCCCGTTCCTTCAACCACGGAGGGGATTTTTCTCTATCTTTGTACCCGTTACCCTTTAATACAAATGATATGAAAAAGATTTTATTGTTGATACTGATTAGTGTCTTTTTTTCTTCATGTATGACACAGATTGAATTACCTAAACCTACAGCTTATGCTGGTATATTCGATTATTCTCCTTTGACTTCTAAAGGCGTTTTTGTTACGGAATCAAATTCTGTTAGTTTTGACTATGAGACTATAGGCAGTCTATATGCTCAGAGTCGTGGTGGGTGGATTAATAAAAAATATTCATCACCTTCCATACAAGCTTTGTATAATGAAGTCCTTGCAGAATTAGGTAAAATGAAGGCTAACGGTATCGTGAATTTAAAGCTTTCTATTAGCGGTTCGGGTACAAGTGAAATGCTTTCATTGACAGGTATGGCAATACGTAAATTGGATAGAGGCGATATAAATGCAACGCCTACAACTGTTAAACGTATTATTGGTGATATTGATGGCATAAGCCTTGTGGTTGTCGAAGCTTATGAAAGCGGCACTAAAATATTGACTTCTGCTCAAATGTCTATTGCCCAAATAAATAAGGCCAAGAAGAAATTTTTTGCGACTCAGAGCCAAGTGTTCTTTTATACGAGTGATGGTCTGAAGGCTAATACTCCTTACATGGCCATTCAGGATAATCATATCATTAATTATGCGACAAATGAATTTATTCCATTGAAATAATTCACTACCTTTGCAAAGTAGAAGTATTTCGCTTTTGATTAATAAATGCACAATTTTAGGGTTCCGGCTAATGCTGGAATCCTTTTTTTGCTTAATCTTTCCATAATCCAATTAGGTTATATGTTATCATTATTGAAACCATAGAGGAGAGCAAACCTATAATAAAGCTCATCGCAAAGATATAGACGTCTCGGCTTCGGTAGTTCTCTTTGATGAATTGAATAAGATCTTTCATATTTCGCACTCTTTTCCTACAAAAATAATATTTCTTCTCCAATTTTCACTATCTTTGTAGTGCCGAATAAAAACTTGTTTCATCTCCTCATATCGTGTAACCCGTAGAATCGGGTTCCGGGTGGTTCCGGTCGGCGCACGATATGGGGAGATGATTGTTTGATGATATGACTGACAAGAAAAATACTGATTTTGACGATACTCCAATGACTCATTATTTGAGCAGCTTCTTCTCTCAGCAAAGAGAGAAGCAAAAACGGGGTCTTAAACAAGAACGAAAAGAGAAATTGGAACTGATCATGCTTGTTGTCAGTACTGTGGTGGGTGTGTTAGGCTTGATTGTTACGGTTATATCAGTGTTCCTCTGATAGCCAATAAGAATACGGTGATGCTGAGTATGGTTATCGCCACACTTTGTATGAACCGCTTTCTTTCTTGATTGTCCATACGTTGTTCCAAATGTCTGATGCGTTCCTCGTTACTCATAATCTTGAATTTTCCACAAAGATAACACTTTCTCTCCAATTTTCGCACTAAAAACCTTGCCATTCCAAAATATCTCCCTATATTTGCAATGCGTTACATTTTATAAGGGCGAGTCAGTTCGCCAACTTTAGCTGTTGGCCTTTTTTGTGCCTAGCTGTATCATTTTCGTAAGGTCACGAAAATGGTTGTTGATATAGTTCCGACCCCCGTGTGGAGCGTTAATGCGCCCACTGCCCTTATAAGGTGTAACGCAACGGGAAAGCGGAACTTTCTTTTTTGAATTAAGTCTTAAATTTTTGGGCGAAAGTTCCCTTCCCGTCACTTTTTAACATATTGTTTAACTTCATTTTAAATGCGTTGTAAAAATGAAAAAACAAACCTCTCTCCAGCTGCAACCGGCAGCTTTGTCAGCCCTTGGTGTATGGCTGAATAGTGATAATTCCTTGTTCTCTGCAATCGTGGAGAGCGCAGTTTCCAATCGTCAGGTTCTTCTGATGGGGCATGCTTGCCTTGCTTTCTCGACCCTGTTGTGTGCAGCTTCGTTGTCGCCCATGACGACCTTGCTTTGCCTGGCATGGTTCGTATGGTCATTGTCCCTTTGTGTGAAAGGAGGGCTGCGATGATGTTCTTCGTTTCTAAAATCAGTACTTGGAGTTCCGTCAACAATAAAGGTCGAGAAGTCCAAAAATGGTTGGATTCATTTGCTCATCATCTTCTCCCGAATGAGTTATCTAAGGATGC